AATCGTGAATGGTGTATACATCAAAATTTTCTTTTTCTAATAACTGCAATCCAGTATTTCTAGAATAGTAAGCACCCATGTTTTTATTATTGTTAACTACTCTAACTCTAGAATCGGATAAATATTTTTTTATTTTATTTAAAGAATTATCTGTTGAACAATCATTAACTATGCACAGTTCAAAATTTTTAAAGGTTTGATTGAGTATGCTATTGATTGCTCTTTCAACGTATAACTCATCATTATATAATGGCATAACAACTAATAGTTTTTTCATAGCAACCCCTTAATTAAAAAATGGGCCTAGAATAATACCAGACCCATTTTCTATAATCAAACTACTTTTTCTTAGCAGCCTTCTTTTTTGGTGCACTTTTAACAGGCACAATCTTGCCAAGAGCATCTGAAACAGCACCAGTATTTGGCAATACACCAAACGCCTTATCATTAGGATTAAGTGCTCTCAATGCAACGGGCGCTAAAGCAGCAACTAGTGCAGCCCATAGATCCTTTGGATCTGTTACGCCAGCCATGTAAAGTGCAATTACTGAACCAAGAACAGATCGTCCATATGATGCCAGCATTGCCTTTGTCTTATCATTTAATAGGTTATTCATTATTCCTCCTAGGATATAACTTTTGTTATTGTTGTAAAACCAATCCATAGACCAATAATTCCTGCGACTCCCGCAAAAACTGGTGGTGCTGGGACTGGTAATTTGAATGCAGCAAATACAATACCACATCCAAAACCTGTAATAGTTGATAATAGAATCTCTCTCATATTATTTTTTTTCTTGATTTATTTCTGGTAAAAGGGCTAAAAGTTTTTCAGAATAGTTATCCAAACCTTTTATCCTTAATTCATCTGAAACCTCTTTAATGGTTTGCTGTGACTTTTCAATGTACTCAAAAGCCCAATCTCTTGAATCAGAGATGCCGTTATCTATTTGAGAGTTTAACTTTTCAAGTGCCCTGGTTTTTATAAAAAGTTCAGCCAACAATAGGTTAGACTTTTTTAGTTTATCAAAGGTAGCCCAATAGGATAGCCCAAAGGAAAAAGACATGGTAGCAAAAAATATCAAAAACATCATTTCCATAATATCTATTGTACTCTATCCCTAATGACGTGAGTTGTCCAATAGTATAAACACTTATCGCAACAAGGTTTGTTATATTCACTCTGAGTATCTTTATAAAACTCTGCATAATAAATATAATCTTTACGATAAAGGTTGGCTCTATGGGTAATATTGACACGATTTACATGAGATGCCTTACTCCAGACTGGCTTATCAGTACCCCACAGATGCCCAGAAACGGCCTTCAGAGCCTCTATGTTGGCCTCATTCTTGTCTGTCTTAATACCTCTAAGGCTAGCCTCTTTAATCATGGCTCTTGTATACGTGAGTAATGATTTTTCAGCGTTTTTCCACATCAATACCGCTGGGTGATTGCGCCATCCGCCTGAAGCGGATTGACCAGATAAAACTTTGAGTATCTGATAAGACTCTAATATCTGTTTATTTAAACGTTTATTGTCAAGAGTCTCAGCACATTGATCAAAGTCTTTGTATGGTAAAAAGGTTTGCATTAATAACCTTCTTCAATGTCAAATAAATCTAAGTCTGATAATTGACTAAGCCTTGAAGCAAAGAATAAATTAATTGCAATAAAAATAGATATTGCTGACAGGATTAATATAATTATTTTCTTTTTCATTTTGTTACTGTTACTCCACATCTTAGACAGGCTGAATAACTTTTACCAGTAAATGGACAAGAGCCAGCGTCAACAAGGTTATGTGATTTAATTTTACAAATAAAAAACAAGCCAATCTGTTTTATCATTTTACTGCCTCTCTTGTAACTAATACAATTGCTCCGTTTATCTCTAAAGCCTTTTTTATTTTTACTACATATTGAAGGGCTGATATTTTATCATCGTGCCCCATGTGTAAAAATTTTCTTTCATCTAATTTTACTGTAAGAAAGTGCTCATTGTCAATAATCTCTATGCCAAATCCTTTAGGCGGTGTGATGGAGTGTACAGCCCTACGCATTTCGTCTGTATACATCATTTTCTACCCCATTGAACATAATTCCATACACGTTCGTGTCCATAGTAAATAAATATTTTTACAACTGTTTCCCAAAAAGCAATTGTTATAGATAACGAAACATTTTTTGTAATGACATAAGCAACAACAACAGAGGATAGTGTTCCCCAAATGCGATAACTTAGTGCTTTAACAAATGATCTAGTCTTCGTTACTTTCATGATCTATATCCTCTTCAAACATGCTTTTAACAAATCTATCTTCTGCATCTGCAATTCCGTGTCCAACATTAGATACCCAGTTCACGACGTTTTTCAGTAGCCGAAATAGCATGAATGTCTACCCCCAAATCTACTTGTTCAATTTTATATCCCACGTCACGGCCATAGACAATGTTAGTAATGTTTGGCAAACGCAATACCATTGCATCTTTCATAAACTCATCCTTAGCAATATAACCCTTTACTTCATCAAATGTAAGTGGATCCTTTTTGCTAGTATTATGTGTATTACGTACTCCAAGTAGTACTTGATTTGTTCTCATTCCAGCCTGTAAATACAAAGCATGATGCCCTTCATGCCATGGTTGATAGCGACCAAGCATAAGTGTTGTTGGTGCAGACCAATCATGTAGTTCAAACAAAGAAATAATTAAACTTGCTTTTTCGTATGAATCTTTTTCATGATCAGAAAACATGAAGTCAAATTCTTTTGGTGCCACAAACATCTTATTTGTATCTTTAAATCTGCCTTCTTTAATTGTATCCATAAAAATTAAAATATCTGGTTTACCAAATGCTTCTCTTGTCGCATCTGTTGGGCAAACAAAGTCTACAATAACTGGAGCAACTCCTTGATTAGCAATAAGTCTTGCCATAGCCCCCATACGCCTTGCCTGCTCTATGCGATCTTCAACGGTAAATCCAAGATCAGAGTTAACTGTTGCACGTACTTCATCTGCATTAAGATGAATAGCATTGATACGCTCTTTAAGGGTTTTTGCTAGTTCCGTTTTACCAGAGCCAGGTAGTCCAATTATTTGTATAATCATTTTTTCTCCATAACCATTATATAGTATACCCAAAGAAGTTGGCCATTTCTCCAATATTTTTTACTACATCGTCTATCTGACTACTGCTTAGTTCTTTTTTCCATCTACCAGTACCGTCAAAAAGCGGTTGCTTTACTTGCCAAGATCGTCTTATTTCGTGATTACTAATATTATTTTTATATACTTTGTCTTTTCCATCACTATCTTTTGGATTTTCTACTCCGTACCAATTTGGAGCATATTTATAATACTCTAACATATTTTCATCAAAATCTATTTTTATATATTTACAAATATCAATAAAGGTATCTTCAAAGTTATTAACAATGTCTTCATATTTAACTAAATGTCCAAATAAATAAAACTTTTTTACATATTCAAAGTCTTTTTTAAGCCTATCAATTGACTTATTCCAATCTTCAAACCTGCTATAAAGTGATGAGACTATGTCTCTTGGGTCTCTTATATTTAATATAAACTTAGTATCTGGATATTCTTTTTTTATTTTATCTAAAACATATAGATGGTTTGGAGTTTTTTCTATGACCATAGTTTCTTTATCTGAATAGTTATTAAAAATAAAATTATTAATATCGTATGATTCGTCAAGGAACATCCTTGTTTCAGTTGGAATTAATAATAAGTTTTTGTGTGCACCTAAAACAGTTGCTGTTAGTGTAGTTCCAGAATGACCACACCCAGAAATAGAAATTAAATTTAAATTATTTGGTAGTTTATTTTTCATATTTTATTCCATTGTTAAGGCTTGCCAAGTATTTGACCAGTCTTGTTTTGTTTTATGTTTATTAAACTCTCTTGAGACTTCTCCACCTTCTAAATAAACTCCGCCCCAGACGCCCCACTCTTTTCCAGATATGCCATTTGCAAAGCATACTTTTTTTACTGGACACTGTTTGCAAAGTGCGTCAACATCTCTTCTAGATCCTTCATGATCTTCATATTTATCAAAAAATGCGTTGTTGTCCATTCCTAAACACAAGGCTTCGTCTTTCCACAAATGCTGCTTCAAGACTAATCCTTATACTTATTTGGTATGTCCCAACCATTACGACCAGGTTTATAAATTCTATGCAAATACCATTTATCTTTTACTCTAATGCCCATAGGAGATGTTTTTGCAGTATCCGATTCTTTTAAATCAACTACATCCCATCCAAGCCATAATAGATTTTTATTTTTATTTATAATTTTTTCCATTGTATTTAAACTTCTAATAATCATTTTATTCTCCTAATACCTAAAAAGACCAACATCAATATTGTTGGCTTCTGCAACTAAAACTAATTTTGATTTTGATTCTTTTGGACGACTTAAAAAAACAAAATAATTAATTTGATTTATATTTTCACTTAACCATATTGGCGCAGCATTATAAAACTTAATCTTTTTGCCTCTTGCTTTCATTCCTCGTTCTGATAAATTAGAAAACTCTGAAACAAAGTGATTTATTCTTGATGGGCCAGCGGAGTAAATAATAAAATCATTATCTCCATCTTTCATGCCAGATAAAGCAACGCTCATGGCACGAAGGAATACGTTATAGTCGTTAAATTCCTTTGTTCCTTGTACTGCCACTATCATTTGGTTCCGCCCCTTGTTTTAAGTCATCAAGTATTGATAACATCTTGTCTAATTCTTTTGTTGGCATATTTTCAATATCTAATGGTTTTATTGTTTCTTCATCTACTCTGCCATTTATAGCATTTGCAGTATAAAAAACATTATTCAATATCCAGTATGCACTTCCTTCTGCTATTACGACTCTTAACATATTTTTTTGAATATGTCTTTGAGATTGCGTTATAACTTTAGGCTTATCAAACCTTTGCTTTGGAACAACATCTTTAACTATTTCATAAATAGAACTTTGTCTATATTTATTTTTGTTTAAAAATATCATTCTTCTTTTGTTTGATATTTTAATTATAGACCAATAAGACAACAATGTCAAGCCTATAACTAATAAATATTCCATATTATTTAGTTTTTTTAACTGGTCCTTGGCTTAAATTTAAAACCATAGAGTTAAGTTTATTAACCTCAAGTTGTAGTTTTAATGACTCTAGTTCTACGTCAGATAGTTTTTGCTTATAAAATCCTACCAGTTGAATCAATTCATTTTTTTCTAAATTCTGCATTGCCCCTTACTTTCTTAAATCAAAGGCAGTTCCCTGCCAAATCTTTTCTAGTTTTTTCTTTTCTCTTTGTGTAATTGCACGGCTCCACGAAAATCCTGCATCTCCACCCCAAGCATCCCACATAATTCTTCCATTGGACGGAAACTCTGGACCATCGTAAAATCCCTTACCTTTTTTATCTACCTCGTGACGTGAGAAAAAAGAATACATTCTTTTAACAGTACTAAGAGACATTGCCGATCCATTTACAATATCAGTTGCACGACCCCAGCCTACTGGAGTTCCTGCTCCTTTAGCCTTGCCATCTGCTTTCCATTTTAAAGCACGACGAGCAGCAGCCTTCATGCCAGATGTAGGAGTGTATGTATCAGCCATTTTTCTTATTATTCTTTTCTTGTTTGGCAGCACGTTTTTCTTTAAGAGTCATCTTTGGCTCTTTCTTTTTATTAGCATTACCCTTTTGTTCTTTATTTGCCATTATTTACCACCTTTTTATGTTTTACTATGTATGGACCTAAGTCCGCTTTAATGCTACCGTCTTTTCTTAAACGAACAATTCTACCATTTTTAATTTGCATTGGATTAAATGCATGATTTGAATAATAAGAAGCAGAAGATTTATTAGACATTATTTTTCAAATGTCAGAGGATCAAATGCTCCGCCCCAAATATTTTTTGTTGTAGATTTTAATTTTGATTTATATGTACCACCACGACGTTTATATTCTTGAACTACCCAAGAGTTAGCAACGGCAGATGGATAAACATCAAATTTATCTTTTGCTGCTTGTACAACTGCTGCATAAAGTTTTGGATTGGATGGTTCACTACCACCACTTCTTGGTTTAAT